AGATCCTATTTCCTGGACTAATGGTTTTAATTCTGAAATTAATGAAGATACTTGATCTTCACGTTTTTTTTGATTTCGGTAAATCTCTTCGAGTATATCAGAAAATTTTTTCTTACCAAATATAATTGAATCTAAATTTCCCATGGCTATTTTATTGATAAATATACTTAAAGTAAACCTTTAAGATGGGAAAGCACCTGTTTCCAAATATGATAAATATTTTTCCCTAAATATTTTATTTAAAACATTAGCTATTTTAGTAATTTTAGGGGTTTTTACATCAACTTGTTCTCTAATATAGATGTATAATGCTTTTTTATTAAATATATCTATGTTATCTCTTTTTCTAAATAGTTCTAATATAGCATCTGCTATTTGAGCATCATAAGGTTTTGGGAAAATATTATAAATGTTATCTGTTACATGATCAACATATTGATCTACAAATAAAGATAACTTATCTGAAGATTTATATCCTTGAAAATCTAATTCATCCTTAGTTTCTCCTTCTATTATTTTTTCAACACCTAAATCCATTTTAGCTGAATTTACAAAAGATGGGGATGACATATCTAAATTAGAATAATTATTTAAATCCGAAATAGGTATATTAGTTAGTTTTTTATTATAATTTTTAGTAGTATACACTATTAACCATCGCTTTACAATAGTACCAAAATAAGAATAGGCTTTAGCCCCATTATCAGGGTTAAATAAATGAATTTTATCAAGTAAAAATATCATAATTTCATGTTGTAAATCTTCTAAATTTTCAACTTCAGTATGATAAAATTTAAATGTATGAATTATATTTTGAGTTAATTTAAAAAAAGGATAATGAATTTCCTTTTGATATATATTGCTACGTATTTTAGGGTTTTTTTCGTTATTATACCTAACGATCGCCCGTTCTGTTTCTTGAGTAAAATAATTCCTTTTCTGTTTTTTAGCAGAATGCTTTCTAATAATTGAATCCATAAGATTAATACTTTTTTAATTTGAAGTCATTTAAGACTTCTTGTATGCCTTTAATTTGTTCAAAAAAGAAACCTATTTCATCATCACTTTTAAATGAACCCTTAATATCAATTTTTTTGATTTTTTCATCCGAAACTTCAATTACTCTTGATATTTGGTCTAAATATTGTAAGTACCCAACTACAATATCCTCGGCTTTTTCATTTTTTCTTAATAAATTAAATGTAGTAAAACCTAATATTATAACTAGTACTGATAAAACACATATAGCAATTATGTAACCGATCATAATTTGTCTAACATATTTTTTAGCCCTTCACTTCTTATAGAACCTAGAGCTTTATTTTTAATTGTTTGTTTATTTCCGTTTAAGTTAAACGATTCTTTTGGTTTTTCCAAATTATTTTTTCCTTTAAACTTAGGTAACCATTCCCTTTCAAATTCAATTCTAGCTGCCATCATATCTGCAAAATGTAAAATAAAAGGTAAAGCAGTTCTTGGTTTAGTTTCTGGCATATATGATTTTAAATATTTTTCATTTGCCACATCATATAAACCATCGTGGGTTTGAATAGCAACCATTTCATTAAAAGTATATTTTACATCATGTTGTTGAAGTAAAAATAAACCTCTATCTGGTACTGCGGCAAAAGCAATTTCTTTATTATGCATATAATCTTCACCTAATTTTTCTCTTCTCCATTTATCAGTCTGAGGGATGTAAGATTCATGTTCACTATCTCCCATTTTTCCTAAATCATGATTAATAGCAGAAAATACTAACTCTTCCTTAGTAAAAGTAGATATATCCACTCCTTCTTCTTTCCATAATTCATATTGTTTCAAAGCACATTCAATTACTCTATTAACATGCTCAACATATCCTCCTGGGAATGCATTATGATATTCTTTTTTATGTGAAGCAGGCATCATAACGAGTCTATCTTCAAATTTTTTGTAAAATTCAATAAGTTTTTCTCTTCTAGGATCTGAGATATAAGTATTGATATAAGCTAATAATTTATTCCAATTTGATTGGATTTGTTCTGCCGTTAAATTCATATATTATCCGTTTCTGAGAGGTGAAAGTACTCTTTCTAAATGTGATTTTAAATCTTCAACTGTATCTTCTAAATCGTTGAGATTATTTTCAAAATCTTTTTTTGATGATTGTCCTGTTAGATTATATTTTAATCTGGCAATTGCACCTTCTATCTGGGATATTCGTCTATCTATAATTTCTCTGTTCATATTTGTATTTTTAATAGGGTGTTCCTTAATCCCCTAGTACCTAAATAACCTTATTTTCTCTAATCGTCTTTCTTCCCTTAAACCCGTATCCCCAATATACGAGGAAGAAGAAACAACTCCAAATTATCCTTTTAAGCCTTCTAAAATATCTTGAATTTTCTTTAATAGGGCACACCTTTCATATTGCTCTTCCTCTTCAAAAAATTTGATTCCTAATTTTATTGTAGTTTCAAAATAAGGATCATTATGATTTTCTAATGAGGTTATGTGTTCTTCATTACTTAAATTTATCTTTTTTATATAATGCCAAGCCCTATTATATGTAACCCACTCTCCAGCTTCAGACATTTCATTAACATCCAAATCAGAATTAGATTCTTTAAAAAATTTAACTATTTTTTTATTGAAATTTAAGTTATTTAGTATTAATTTTTTATACATACCAATAAAGTATGTTGGTGTTTCTTTAAAATTAATAAATACTTTTTCATCTACTCCTCCTGCATCTTCCCCAGAAGAAAAAAGTGAAAATATATTATCAATGTTTAAACTCATGTTCATAAATATTAATACTTATCAATTTCTGCCTCTAATTCTGAAATTTGTTTAGTAACTTTTTCATATTCTGCAATAAGATTTAACCCTTCCATATTACTTGGATGATATAACCATAACATTTCCTTCTGTTCTTGTAAAAATATTAGATTATTTATCATTTCTTCTTTTAATTCACTTGGGGAGGGTTTGTATCTTTTCATAATATAGTATTTTATACTTGAAATATAAGGAAGCTCTTTCGAGCTTCCAAATTTTATGTTATATAACGCGCGATAATGCGCGTATACGCGACGTATTTTACTAAAATAAATAATGTTTTAACCAAGCTATTAATCCATTTACATTAAGAGCTACTAAATTCCATTGTTTTCTTATTATAACTTGAAATAAAACACATAAAAAACCCATTATATATAAAACAGGTTCTATTGTCCATTGAGCTGCTATTAAAAAACCAGCTCCCATATAACCAATTCTTGCACCTAATCTTTCAGAGGGGGTAAGTTTTCTATCTCTAACTAAAGATTTTAAAAATTTCATTAATTATTTTTTAATCTAGATAATAATACATCTTCACTACCTACCATAAATTGGGCCCTATTTTCTGAGATATTTTGGTTAATTAAAGGTCTAATTTTATCAACAGCTTTACACATATCCTCAGCTATTACGAATATTTCTTTCTCTACTCCTTGATCTAGATAAATACATTCATATATAAAATGATCCTTAACTTTAGATGTCCCTTTTAATACTATTGAAAGCATTATAGTACAAGAACCTCTATTTAATAGTCCTTTTATTAAATTTTCCTTCTCTTTTTTGTACTTATTTCTTAACATTTTAAAATAAATATAATAACTTCTTAGAAACTATCAAATTAAAGAAAAAGGCGTCATATATGACTTGGGTATGACTAAAATGTTACATATATTTATAAACATGATAAAAAATATAACAGCACTTGTAGGAATAATGTTGATGGTAAGCTGTTCAACTACAGAAACAATTACTACTTCAACAATAAGCAGAAAAGCAATAATAGAGGGTAATGAAGTTACTTTAATAACACAACAAAAACTTTCTTTAGATCAATATAACGAAATAAAGAAAAACTATAACTTGTTAGTGGTTAGAAAAAATTAATCCTTAAATCTAAATTTACTAGATAATTTCTCTATTATCATTTGGTACTCAACTTTTTCAAGTTTAGTTAAAGAAGCATACCATTTGGGGAAATCTCCACCTTTAATTTTAAGCAACTCTTTTTCTAAGTCTCTCATCAGATTTTAATTTATAAATACATATATACTATTCACGATAAAAAACCCCCTTTCGGGGGTATTGTTACGTTAAACTTTATTAACTTGCGTATTCTAAAGCTAATTCAAATAAATCTTTATTGATTTTTTGATCTTGTTTGAAATTTTTAATTTCTCCTTCTCCT